GCGCTGCTGACGCTGCTGCAGAATGCGCTCTCCGTTCCATTCAGCACCGCTGGAGTTGGCTTGATTACGGCAGCTTGCCAATCGGTGATTCAGCAAGGTCTTGCATTCGGAGCTTACGGTCCCGGCAATATCTCGTCGGCGCAAGCTGCGGAAGTGAACAATGCCGCCGGCGCACCAATCGCCAACGTACTGCAGAGCCAAGGATACTATTTGCAGGTGAATCTGCCGAGTTCTCAAGTTCGTGCAGCACGCGGACCATGGCCTTTGACTTTCTGGTTTCTTGATCGCGGCAGCGTGCAAAGCCTTGATTTATCAAGCGTTTTGGTCCAATAATGAGCGCCATGATGAAAATCTGTCGGCGCTGCAAAATTGAAAAACCTTTATCGGCTTTTGGCAAAGATAGAAGCCGAAGCGATAGTCTACGTAAATGGTGCTCAGATTGTCGAAGCATTCGACGCGAGCAAATCATCTCTGCGCGAACTATTGTAGTCTGCGAGAAAGCAACTTGTACTTCTTGCGGCATAGAGAAAGAAATTGCAGAGTTCAGCAAAGATCGCAGTACAGCGAGTGGTGTGAGTTCATGGTGCCGTGATTGTCATTCAGATTATCGGCAGCGAAATCGTCCTTATCGTCTGGCGTATTCGAAAAAATATCGAGAAGAACATCCAGAGATCATGGCGGCCTCTAATGCTAGTTGGCTACGACGTAATCCAGAATATCGTTCTGCATATGCTAGAAAATATGCCAAAGAAAAACCGCATGTGAAGGCGGCGGCTTTGGCGCGCTATATAGCGGCCAAATTAAATGCGACTCCGGCATGGGCCGATTTGAACAAAATCAAAATGATTTATGAACAAGCCGCACGACTGACTCGCGAGATAGGTATTCCGCATGAAGTGGACCACATCTATCCGCTGCAATCGAAAGTGATGTGCGGCCTTCATGTTGAGACGAATTTGCAAGTAGTGCCGACGAAAGTGAACCAATCGAAAGGCAACAGAATACGCGAAGTTGCTGAGGTACGCTGCTGCGCCTGGCCAGACATTCTCCACTTCGAGGCTGCGGTCCAACATGACATGGTAGGGCTATAACGATGGATATTTCCGCGGCCAATGCTTCGATTTCCTTGGTGATACCACCGCTGTTCACGACACCGCAGCAGCTCCAAGGCTTCGCGACGGACGATGTTTACGAGGTGCCAGAGGTCGAGTCCGTCGAGACACTGATGGGCGTCGACGGTGTTCTCTCTGGCGGCTTCGTGTTCAAACCGATTGACCAGGAATTCATGCTGCAGGCTGATTCCGCATCAATCGACATTTTCGATATCTGGTATCTGCAACAGGTGGCCGGGCAAACTACGTATGTTGCTTCCGGTGTCACGACGCTGCCGGCAATCTCGAAGTCATATACGATGGTCAACGGCTATCTCGTGGGCTACAAGCCGCTTCCGCAGGCGAAGAAATTGCTGCAGCCGCAGCGGTTTCGCATTCGCTGGAATCTGGTCGCCGCCAATCCGACGTAGTAAATCTGGCTCCTAGGCCGTAGGGGCCTGTGAGGAGTCATTCATGTTGACGATGAAGGGACCGAAGTCCGAGGTCGTCGTGGTCCCTGATAGCTATGGCCGCGATGCCGGCAAGCACTTCCTGATAACCGAGGCTGACGCCTTCGCCGTCGAGAAATGGGCGTGGCGAGCTGCATTGGTGCTCAAAGGCACGACGGCTGAAATCCCGCTAGATGTCGCGAGGCTAGGAAGCGTCGCCGTGATGATACGGGCGATAAATGCCGTGCTTGCGGCTGACATCGATGAGAGAAAATTCCTGCCGCTGTTGGACGAGATGCTGACATGCGTGCAGATGATCCGCGACCCAGGCACCGTTGACAAGACAACGGGTCGCCCGGTCGCGACGCCAATACTTCCCGGCACTGGCAGCATCATGGAAGCAAAGACAATCGGATGGTTGCGGTCGGAGGTTGTCCGCGTGCACACCTCTTTTACAGTAACCGCAGCCCTTTCAGAGTTGATCTCGACTCTGGCGAGGGCTGGCAAGAAGGAGGAGGACTCCTCGACTACGTGAATGTGCCGCCGATCATTGGAATGGTGCTATCGCGGAGTGCGAATCCTGTTCAGGCATTGGAATTGTTGCGGACCAAGATGAGCGTCGAGGATGTCCACGACTTGATTGAAGTCATCCTGATTGATGACCACAACTCGAGGAAGCTAGCGAAGGCCGCTGCGCAGAGAGACGAAGATGCCGTCCGTTCTAGATGAATTCGTGCTCCAACTGTCGTTGGACTCATCCAAGTTCACGATTGGCCAGCGGCAGTTCATGGAACAACTGCAGGCCACGAAGAACGACGCGCAGAAGTTCGGCAATGCCATCGAGGCTTCGGGCAAGCAGATCGCCGAAGCATTCACATCGGCTAAGAAAGCACTGCTGGGAGTAACGACGCTACTCCTCGGCGGCGTCGGCGTGGAGCAATTCACATCGTTCATAACCAATCTTGACGCCGCAACGGCGCGTACGGCGCGCACGATGGATATTTCGGCGCGCGAACTCTCAAATTGGCAGGGTGCTGCAGAGCAAGCTGGAGGGAGCGCAAGCGGCATCACGGCGACGCTATCATCGCTGAGCAACGAGATAAACAAGTTCTCGCTGACAGGGCAGAGCGGATTGCTGGGACCGCTCACCCAACTCGGTGTAAGTCTCCAAGGCGCGAATGGTCAGATGAAGACCTCGACGCAGGTCTTGCTGGAACTCAGCAGCGCGATCCAAGGGATGGATCCAGCTAAGGCGCGGGCGTTCTTGTCGCTGATTGGCGCGGACCAAGACACCATCAACTTGATGATAAATGGGCGCGAGGCATTGCAGCAGATGCTCAATGAGGCTGAGCGCGCCGGCGGAACGACACGAGAAAGTGCTGCAGCGGCCATCGAATACCAGCGCGAACTTGCTCTCCTGAATCGCACGGCTACTGATCTTGGCCGCACATTCTTCAACATTGTGGCACCTGGATTAATTGCAGCTACCGTCGCGATGAAGGGATGGCTTGATGCGCTCCGCCACGGTTTCATGGATACGCCAGAGCAGAAGGCCGAGGAGGCCATCGACCCGCAGTGGAAGAAACTGCTGAGGTCGCTGATCTTCGGCGGCAGTTTCCCGTTGCGTGCCATCCCTGGTGCCGGCGGTGCCATAGATGCGCTGACGGAATATCTGCTCGGCAAGCCGCGGACGGGACATGAGGTTGCGGAATCAAGGGCGCAACGGCTCCATAATGAGACCATTGGCGGGACTCTTGGCGACCGCAATAATAATCCAGGCAACATAAAAATGGGGCCAGTCGCCAGCGCTTTTGGTGCTGTTGGTACGGATTCTCAAGGCCATGCGATATTCCCGAACTGGGAAGCTGGCAATGCCGCGCAGGCTGAATTGCTGCGGCGAGCATATTCCGGAATGACCATCGAACAGATGGGATCGAAATATGCCGAAGACCCGAACTGGGCCGCAGGCGTGATGAGATATGGCGGCTATGGTCCAGCCGACATCCCTAATCTAGCTGATCCGGCCCAAATGGAGCGACTCCAAGCCGCTATTCGCAGGCAGGAAGGCACGCACGTTCCATCTTCCCATAAGACCGGAATACAAAGTACTCCATTGCCGTCGCTGCAAACCGTGCCGCCGATCGGTGCGCCAGCATCCGCCGTCGGCAAGTCCAGCAGCCTCTACGACAACCGCAGCAACAAGTCGCAAACCGTCAATATTGAGACGGGCGATATCAATATGCACGTCCCCGGCGTTCGGGATGCCGGCGGCGTGGCGGATGCGTTCGCTGGAGAGTTAAAGCGCGTTGCGACCTTAGCATCATGGAATACGGGATTGGCATAAATGGCAAATGTGCCGAATGTCCCCGGGGTGCCAGCCCTGAACACCTACTCGACCAACAACATCGAGTTGCTGACGGCTGATGCCGCGCTCGTGGTCAATGCCTTTCTCCCGACGTGGGGCATCTACTACAACGGCTTCCCGGTCATCTGGCCGGCCACGATAGCTTCCTCGGTCATCGGCTCCGTGCTGGCACCGATAGGACAGGTCGCTTCACTGCTCGGTATTCCAAACCTGCTCCCGGTATTCGCATCCACGATTGAGTTTGATTTCGATCAGGAATGGACGATCGGTGATTATCCGGTCGAGCAGGGTTCGTTCCAATCTTATGACAAAGTGCAGCTTCCGTTTGAGTGCCGCGTCCGCATGGCTTGTGGGGGTCCTACATCTCAGCGAACAGCATTTCTGAATTCGATTTTTGCCATTGCAGGCGGCTCTCCGCTTGGCTCCGTCTCTCTGATTAACTCCGTGATTAGCCAACTAGGCGGCAGTTCGCCTAGCCTCGGCGTAGGTTCATTAGGCGCGTCGCTGACATCTGGCATCATTGGCGGGATATTGACACCGCCGCTATTCACCCTTGTTACGCCAGAAGGCAGCTATCAAAGCATGAGCGCGCGGCGCGTGCAGTTTTCGCGAAAGTCTTACGAGGGTGCCACACTCATCATCGCCGATATCACTTTCATGCAGATTCGGCAGACGCAATCGACATCGTTTGGTAGCCCATCAAACCCGACGAATTCACTTCAACAAGCAACTGGCGTTCAGCAACCGCAAACTCCATCAGTCTCATTTCCAAGCGGGAGTTTGATGTAATGCCGCTCATTGTCCCGCTACAGGCCGTTCCAAATCAAAATCTTCAGATAACGCTGAACAATCAGCTTGTATCGATAGATTTACTGCAAACAAACTATCAACTAGCGATCAGCCTTTACGTCGGCGCGACACTAATAATTGGAGGCGTCGTATGTCAAAATCTCAATCGGATTGTGCGCTCGCTATACCTTGGATTTTCCGGAGACATGGCTTTTTTTGATACGCAAGGCGAAAATGATCCGACCTATGATGGATTAGGCAGTAGATATTTGTTGTTTTACTTGTATCCGACAGATTTGCCCGTTGGCGAGGGTTAAAAAATCCATGCCTTACCTTGCCTTGGCGAACCTCGCCCAGCCGGGCAACACCACACCGAACCCCACCGTGGCTAACCACACCGGAGCCTGCCGGAACAAATGAACAAAGTATCCTCGCCAAGCCAAACCGCACCATGCCAGACCAATGTCTTGCCACAACCAGCCGGAACATGCCCAACCCTACCGAATCATGACACGCCCCAGATCGCCATACCCCGGAAAATTGATAAAGTATCCATGCCTTGCCGTACCTCGCCCTGCCAAGCCGTACCTAGACCAGCCACGCACAAACCTAGCCGAGCCTTGCCGCACCATAGCGAGCCATGGATTGCCATGCCGGGAAATGAACAAAGTATCCTCACCACATCTTGGCTCGCCTTGGCTTGCCGGACATTACCTCAACAAACCACATCCGACCCGACCCAAGCTCACCCCGCCTCAAGAAAAATCAACAAAGTATCCTTGCCTAACCTTTACCTGCCTAGCCGAGCCGAGCCATGCCCCACCAGAGCAGACCGAGCCAAACTCGGCCGCAACTCATTCGTATTTGATAATGCCGTACCTTCCGAACGTCGGTCTAAAGTCACCGATGCCGATCAAACGACCGGCACTCTCGATAGTCTCCCGCAAGGCATTGTGATCGACGTATTCTGGCAACATCACCAGAAGATCGAAAGTGACTTTCCAGCCAGCGCGCATTGCTGGACGAACACGATTGATGCCTTGCCGTTGGATCATCACGCGGCGACGGTCAAGATAATCCCAATTCTTCACGCCGAGAGTAGAAAGCGGCGTTGTCACGACGATTGCCGCCTTGAACAAATCCATCGCAGACTTTCGAGGCGAGCGCGGGTCCTGTCGGAACTTCGCGGCATTGATGATCGAGCCGCGAAGGTACTCACCAGGAACACAAATTTCACCTCCGTCATTCCGATAGACATAGGACTCTACATCATCGGTCTTTTTGCCTTTGGAATTTTTGGCAGCGCGGGCTTTTTCATCGACTGCCTCGCTGTTCCATCTGTGCATCAGAAGATCGGCGGCTCCTTGGATTGTCACGCGAACCGGATATGGTTCGCTATGGCTGATTGTTTCGTTGCCGCCGTTTGTCGGCTCCGAGATGTTGATAACTTTAGCTTTAGTCGCAGTCATTGCATTTGCTCCATTGTGGTTGATGGAGACCTCACCGTACCGATGCTTGCCTTAGCTTGCCCAACGCAGCCTGACCAAGCCACACCGAAGCGCGCCGCAAGCAAAAAGGTCTCCCCCGCGCTGAGCCTGCTAAGCCCGGAACGCGGTTCAGGGGTCACATTTCTGCGACACTCAGACACGGGGAAGTTCGTGAGAGGTGCCGCGTTCTTCGCGTTAGCAGCCGCGAATGGAAATAAATCTTCCTCATTTTCGGACGGATGTCAACAGTGAGTTGGAGTCAAAAACTATTGAGTTTCACCATTGCGACACCGGCCAATACTGGCACGAGCACGCCACCTCCTGGTACTGGCGCTTTTACCGGACCTCCGCCGCAAGCATCGGGTGGCGTTGCTCCAGGAGGTTCAGTTAACATCGCTCCGGGATTGCGTTCCAGCGTGCGGATTTTCAGCGCGGGAGCATGGGTCGGGTGTCATGCTGAGATTAAGATTTGGGGCCTTACGCAAGCCCTGATGAATCAACTTGCCACGCTCGGTCTGGCTTTCAACATCCTTCCGAAGAACACCATCACAGTAATGGCCGGTGATGTTTTTGGCATGACGACTGTGTTTCAGGGCACGATTTATGCAGCTTACGGCGATTATGAAAAGCAACCTGATGTTCCAATGGTCTTCATCGCAACAAGTGGCGGAGGCGCAGTCGTGGCTCCAGCCAGCACGACGACATTTCCTTTAGGCACTTCCATTCCAAGCGCGATGCAAACAATCGCGGGAAAAATGAATTTTAATTTCGAGAATAATGGCGTCAGCGGAACGATTGATGATGAGTATGTTGAGGGTACGCTTTATGACCAAGCTCGAACAATTGCAGAGCACGGAAGATTTTCTTTGGGTCTTATCGGGACCACCCTTTCAATTTGGCCGCAAGGTGGCTCGGCGGCGAGTTTGACAACCGTGCCGCAGATATCGCCATCGACTGGAATGATTGGTTATCCCGCATTCACGCAGCAAGGAATCATCGTCAAAACCGTATTCAATCCGAATGTAGTCTTTGGCGGACAAATCAGCGTCCAGAGCAGTTTACAGGCGCAAGGCTTGAGCATTAGTGGAACGTATGCCGTCAATAAAGTGGATCATGCTTTGGATTCCTACGTCCGCAACGGACAATGGATGAGCACGGTGTTTGCTTATAATCCTGCTTTTTCGCGCAATGTCATTCCACCAGTAACAGGATAATCCGATGTCATTCACCGATTCCAATACTGGCAATGGCTACCTCCTTCCCTTCGATGCCACAACGGATGAAGTCGGAACGGCATTTATTATTCGGCGCTTCATTGCGCGACTTCAGAGCATGCTGCCATGTCAGGTGACGAGCGTCAGGACTGGCGGCAATGGAGCCATCGCGGCACCAGGCACGGTGGATGTGCAACTCCTCGTCAGCCAGATTGATGGAGCCTCGCCACCGAATGCGACGCCACGCGGCACGGTGACAAATGTCCCGTGGTTTCGACTCGCCAGCGGACAGAGTGCCATCATCATCGACCCGCAAGTCAACGACTTAGGTTTCATCATTGCGGCAGACCGTGATATCTCGACGTTCAAAAAAACATTCAAGCAGGCCGCTCCGAATACCAGCCGTCAATACAGCTATTCTGATGGCTATTACGTCCCGATGGGAATGAACGTTACGCCGAACCAATACATTGTCTTCACGTCGACCGGAATTCGCATCGTAGATTCGAACGGAAATATGATAAACATGACCTCATCCGGAATCTCGATAACCCCGGCTGGGGGTACTTTGACCGTGGACGGCTCGATCAAAGCGACAGGCGATATCGTGGCTGGCTCGATAAGCCTGATGAGCCATCTTCATATGGGCGTTACGACAGGAACGAGCGATACCGGACCTCCGGTGGGGTGATTAATGACAAAGAAACCAACAGCGACGGAAGTTCGGGCCTTACTAATCTGTGATGCGGCCACAGGTCGCCTCGTTTGGAAAGCCCGTATTCCAGAAATGTTTGAAGATGGGGAAAGATTATCAAAAGAAACGATTTGCAAAAGATGGAATTCGACATATGCGGGCCAAGAAGCTGGGCATCAACTTCAAAATGGCTATCGAACCATCAGAATTTGGGACCGCGCCTATCAAGTGCATCATATTATTTGGCTGATTGTTCATGGCGAATGGCCAAAAGAATTAGATCACAAAAATGGAATTGAGGCTGGAGATGGCATTTGTAATCTGCGGCCAGCAACGCATGTTCAAAACATGAGAAATACGAGGAAGCGTCGAGACAATAAGTCCGGTTTTAAAGGTGTTAGCTGGGATGCAATAAATAACAAATGGGTTGTGCGCACTAGAGTCCACAAAGGGAAATATGAAAACTTGGGACGTTTTAATAATCCAGAGGAAGGACATCGGGTTTATTGTGCGCGAGCAGTTGAATTATACGGCGAATTTGCGAGATTTGAATAAATGGCCCAAACTCTTTTGCTTGATCAGGGGACCAACGATTTGCTGCTCGATGCTTCTGGCAACATCGCTGTCGCATCCCAGCCATACCAGTTGGCGCAAGACGCCGCGACGGCAATCAAGATTTGGCTGTCTGAATGCTATTACGACACAACTATTGGCGTTCCCTATCTCCAGCAAATCTTCGGCGTCTCGCCTCCGCCAATCGGCACCATCAAGGAACAGATGATCCTTGCCGCGCTTACCGTTCCCGGCATCGCATCGGCGCAGGTCTACATCATGAGCCTGACCGATCGGGCCTTGTCAGGGCAGGTTCAAGTTCTCAGTACCACTGGCCAATCGTCAGCAACGAATTTTACCGTGCTAAATCCGCAAGGAGTTGGCTAATCATGAAGGCCTGGAATGCGACGATTGGATTTCCGGACATTTTCGACATGCGGCAAGATTTGCAGATTTTCAACAACATGAAGGCCGCAGCACCAATCGCTTTGCAGCGGATAGATATGGTCAACGTGATGAGAAATTCCAGTCTCGCGAGTCAGTCGCGCGGCCTCAATATAAACAGCTTCGATAGCGTCGAGATCGGCCCACGATGGAGTAGCTTGCAATTTCGCTGCATTCCATTTGGCCCAACAAGCGGCCATTTTGCCACGATTTCTTTTAGCATATTCACGAGTTCGACGATTTGCTTGATCGCGATTATTCTTCTGATATTCACTCATTTTGACAAGCTGTTGCTCGCGATTGGCAGCATACCATTCTCGGTAAGAATCCTTTCGATATCCGGGATGTTCTTGTCTAAAAGCGCGCCCTTTGGCAGCTATTTCTTCCGCATGGTCATCGCGATATTTCTTCTTCTGCGCACGGATTTGTTCTTCATGCTCGGCGGCATATTTTTTGACTTTAGCTTTTACATCATCAGCATTGCGCGCATAATAATCAGCGGCGCGAATAGACTTGCAAGAACGGCAATAAATATCGAGTCCATCCTTTACGCGAGAGTGTCGGCAAAAATCGCTTTCTGGTTTATAAATACCGCAGTCTCGACATTTTTTCATGGGGCGCTCAATGGCTGATACGGCCGTTCCGCAACCAAGTTTTGGGCCAAATGGGGTAATTATCCCATCAGTATCTGCTGTTTTAACAGGAGTGATGCAGGACATCAACGCAGCTTTCGGCGGGAATCTAAGTTTTACGCCCGGCACTCCGCAATATCAGCTCTCGGTAAGTTGGGCCGCGTCAATCAACAATGCCTATCAGATTTTTCTCATCCAATCGCAGCAAACTGATCCGGCTTATGCCTTCGGCCGCTGGCAGGATGCTATCGCTCGGTTCTATGATCTTGAGCGTAATCCGGCATTGCCGACATCACTCCAGATACTCTGCACCGGCATCTCTGGCCTCACGATTCCAGTCGGCGCGCTCATCGTCGATCCTGCAGGAAATCTCTACGCCTGCGCCCAAGCCGGGACGATTGGATCTGGCGGCACAGTCACGCTCACATTCCAATGCACGCTCCCTGGCCCGGTAGCGGTTCCTCAAACCGTCTCGATCTATCAAGTCATTTCCGGATGGGATTCCGCCGCCGTCAGTTCTGGCGTCGAGGGCGTAGACGTCGAGACGCGGGCCGCATTTGAAATCAGGCGGCAAGATAGTCTGGAGGGAAATAGCGCGGGTGCCATCGGTTCGGTCATCGGAGCTATTGCGGAAGTTCCAGATGTTCTCGACTTTTTCGGCTACAATAACGCCACCAGCGGCAATGTGACAGTGGGCGGCGTTACGATCCCTGCATATTCAGTTTATCTCTGCGTTGCTGGCGGCACTCAAGCGACCATCGCTCAAGCCATCCTTTCCAAAATCGGCCCCGGCGCTCCGATGGTCGGCAACACGACTGTCACGGCCTACGACAGCAATCCGCTTTATGCCTCGCCGATTGCATATCAAATCACCTACGAGACGCCGGCGCCGCTGCAATTGCTGTTCGACGTGACGATTGTCGCTAGCACTACGGTGCCTTCCGATGTTTCTACTTTGGTGCAGAATGCATTGATAGCTGCAGTGACGGGCCAAAGTTCAACCGTTGCGCCAACTCCGCCGCGGGCGAGAATCGGAAGTGTCGTTTATGCGCAAGCCTATACAAGTTCCATCAATGCATTAGGCACATGGGCGCAGGTCGCATCCATTACTATCGGCTCCGCAAATATGCCGAGCGCCACCATAATCGGGAGCATTTCTGGAAATACTCTGACGGTGACATCGGTAATATCTGGCGCGCTCGCCGACAACCAATTTCTATCCAGTTCCAGTGGCACAGGCGCCATCATGGGTACGGGTATTGTTATCATTGGTACCCTTATCGTCTCGCAGAGCAGTGGGCCATCTGGTGGCACCGGCACTTATGTCGTGAACCAGCCGCAGACAATTACGTCTCAGACGATAATCGCCGCGCTCGCTAACCAATCATTCGTCGCGGTCCAAGCTAATCAGGTTCCGCAGATTTCGGCACCAACTATTTTAGTGAACACGACCTAGAGTTATGGCTACGATTCCCTACCCACATCCGAATCCTGCGCCAGGCAGCAATGCCATCGGCGAGTTTCAGATTGGTATTTCGCCCATCGGCACGATTACGCCGTGGGATCCTTTTATTACCGTATTGGCTCAATACGGCGACTCTCCGATTCTTCTTTCGCTGATTACTGCATACAACGCAGCGATCGATATGACGGAGAATTTTGACAACCTTTTTGATTGGGTTTGGTGGATTGATTCCGCCGAAGGCGAGGGCCTCGACTCATTAGGCCGCATTGTCGGCGTCCAGCGCACACTACAGCTTCCCGGCGAAGCGGAATATCTTGGCTTCCAAGAAGCAGGATCCAGCTGGACCGGGTTCGGTCAAGGCATCTTCTATAGCGGCGGCTCTATCACGACCAACTACGACCTCAGCGATACGGATTTTCGCCGACTGATTCTTGCCAAAGCCGCCACGAATATCTGGGACGGCTCTATCCCGGCTTGGAATCAAATCCTGCTCAATCTTTTCGAGGGGCGGGGAACGTGTTATGTCCGCAACAATCTGAACATGAGCGTGACGCTGGTGTTCCAGTTTGCGCTAGGGATAGCTGACTTAGCAATCGTGACGACGACTGGGGCGTTGCCGGCGCCGTGCGGCGTGGCAATTCAACTGCAGCAGGTGGTGCCATAAATGAAAAAATTCGTGCTCGGACTTCTCATCCTCGCGTTTTCGGCGATATCTGCCAGCGCGATGCAACAATCGGCGGAACCCTCTAAGTTTCCGCTTTTTTGGGGACAATCTGCCGGCACGAATTACATCCGAAACATTCCAGTCCCATCGCAGATCGGCGTCGTTAATTGCGCGGCGTCTCTAACTGATGGTTTCCCGCCATTGACGTTCATTCCAGCGACGGCTGGCGGTTGTCCGCCGTTCGGCCAGGATATGAATGGCATCCTGCGCCAGATCACGCAATGGTCGCAGTGGCAGAATGCGGGCGCGACAGTTGGATATGATTCCGCATTTTCGGCTTCGATCGGCGGCTATCCGAAGGGTGCAATACTTCAGCAAGCGTCGAATGCAAACTGCTGGTGGACATCCTCAGTCGATAACAATACGTCCGATCCCGACACCGGAGGCGCAAACTGGCTTGGATACTGTGCGCAACCAGCAATCAATGTATTTGTCTCGACCGCCGCATCAACCGGATCGGCTAATGCGCAGGTCGTTTCAACAACGAGCCCATCGAACTTCAATCTCACTGCCGGGAATACATTACGGTTCAAGGCCGGATTCACGAATACTGGTCCGCTTCAAGTCAATGCTGTAGGAACCGGCCTCGTTAATGTCTATCGGCAGAGCCAACTCGGGGCAACGATGTCAGTCGGCGGAGAGATTATCGCCGGCCAACAAATCACGCTCATTTATGATGGTGCCGAATATCAATGCACGTCCTGCGGTCAGGCATTGATCGGTGAGGTTAAGACCTATGTCACCGGCACAGGAACATTGCCGCCAGGGTGGCTTGCCATTGATGGCAGTTGCCAATCCACGACGACATATGCTGATCTTTATTCCGTCGTGGGTGCGAATTGGGGCGGCGGCGGGTGTCCGGGCGGTCAATTTAGACTTCCAGATGGGCGCGGGCAACTTCTTGTCGGCCAAGACAGTCAAGGCAGCAATGGTAATGCCTCGCGGCTTTCGTCTTGCGGAAATGATACGACCATCGGCGCTAGATGCGGCTCGCAAAGCCAGACCATCGCCCAAGCCAATCTGCCCAACGTAAATTTCTCGGTCACTGTCAGCGGAAGCAATGGCAGCGTTAATATTCCAGCGGGTCAAGGTATCCATAATCATTCTATTTCGCCAGTTCCGGGTTCATACGTTACTGCATCTGGGCCACCATATAATGCCTCTTTCGTTAATGGTGCCGGCACTAATATTTTTTTAACTGCTTCAGCGCCGACGATAACCGATTCCAATACGTTGCCAAATATGTCTGGAAGCTTCAGCGGCAGTGGCACGGCCGCATCAGGCGGAAGCGGCACGCCATTTACTTCAGTTCAGCCCGTCCAGTTCGCGACAACGATGGTCAAGTATTGAGGACGCAAAATGCTCAGAGCGATAGTCTTTTTCGTCGGCATCGTTCTCGCCGGACCAGCATTCGCGCAGACCAGTCCGAATCTTTCGTATGGGCAAGTTCCAACGGCGGGACAGTGGAATAGTTATTTTGCGGGGAAGCAGGACTATCTTGGAGCCGCGCCTTGCATTGTTTCCGGTTGCACGATGGGCGGCCCTTTGCTCACGGCGGCAGCAACAACCGCTGCGGCTGGCTTCAACATTCCTCCCGGTACGGCACCAACGTCACCAAACAACGGTGATCTATGGGCAACTTCATCAGGTTTATTTGTTCAGGTCGCTGGCATCACTATCGGGCCGCTGATTGGCACCGGACAACTTCCGCTAGGAACGAACATCAGCCTTGGCATTGTCCAATGCGACGGCTCGACCATCACTTGTTCTAGTGGTGGCGTCATAACTGCTGTTGGTGCCGTTGCGACCAGCATCGGCGTCGGTTCGACTAATATCACGTCGGGAACGACCAATGGCGTGCTTTATGACAATGGCGGAGTGCTTGGCAATCTAGCTACCGCCAACAATGCCGTCTTGGGGACAAATGGCAGCGGGGTGCCGTCGATGTCTACCACGTTACCTAGCGGACTTGCAGCTACCAACATCGTCTTGACTACGCCGACCCTTGGCGTCGCCAGTGGCACTTCATTGGCCCTAGGAGGGGCGTCCATAGGCGGAAACGCTTTGGCCGTTACCGGCACGGTTCTTCTCAATACGCCACTCAACCTCGCTTCTGGGGGAACGGCGGCTAGTCTGACGGCTTCCAACGGCGGTATTGTCTATTCGACCTCCTCGGCGTTTGCAGTTCTATCCGGCACGGTTACGGCTGGTGAATGCCTACTCAGCGGATCAAGCTCTGCGCCATCATGGGGAGCATGTACCGGATCGGCCGCTGTTGCTTCTGTCGGCAATCCGGTGTCCGACACCACGCTTACGATCGCGGGCACCGGGAGCGGGCCATATACCGGAACTGTCACGCTTGCGATCAATCTTGCCAATTCGAATACTTGGACTGGTGCCGCGACATTCTCTGACGGTTTGACCGTCAGTTCCAGCTTCACCGCTACGGGACTTGTTACCGCAGCCGATCTTGCCACCAAGACTGGTTCTGGTTCATCGGTGGTTTTGGCTACGTCGCCAACAATCGCAAGCCCGACCATAACCGGAACCTTTACTGCGACTGGCTTGGTGACGACAGCGGACCTCGCAACTGTCACCGGCAGCGGAAGCGTGGTTCTTAGTTCATCGGCGGCTTTGTCATCTCCGACAATCACTAACTTGACGGTAAGTAGCAGCATCGCCGGCATCGTCACCGGCTCTGGCGATATTGTGTTGCAGACATCGCCGACGATTACGACACCGACCATTAGTCAGATAAATGGTGCTGTAGGAGCTTATTTGAACTTGCAGGGTAATCCTGTGCTCAATGCTGCAAGCGGCGATACCATATATTTCGAACAGGCAGCGACGCCACTATATGCAATGACTGCTACTGGTTTCATTACTATTGGAGGCAGCGGATATTTAGGAACTTCGGCGAGTCCATGGGGTAATCTATATGTGGCTTTGCCGACAACTTCAGCCGCCTTGCATTTGGTGTGCTGGAATCCGTCGACCGATGGCTTTAGCCATGATAGTTCCAGTTGCCTCACATCAAGTCTGCGCTATAAACACGATGTCGAACCGCTCATCAATAATCTTGCGGCAATAGCTAAGATCGATCCGATATCATTTGTATATGATGATCAGTCTGCCATCGCAGGGAGACAAGATGGCGTCAGCGCGGAAAGTCTAGCCAAAGCCGATCCGCTTCTCGTTAGCTATGATGACCAAGGTCGGCCAGAACGCCCGAAGGAATTTGGCATCATCGGTCGTCTCGTCGGTGCTGTGAAAGAATTAAAAGCTGATAATGACAATCTCCGCGCTGAAGTGGAAAGCCTCCGCTCGCGGCATTCATTCAGGGCACGCAGATGAGCAGAAACTTCGGAATCATTAGTAAACGCGCGGAATATGAGCGCAAGCGAACCTTGAATCCGAAACTTATCGACCCCCCAATCGGTGATTGGCCGCGCGATCCGCGAGATACTTTCCAGCCGATACCGCAGGACAAATGGCTCCCGAAGCTCATCCTATATCTTCTCATCACGCTGATTCTTTTCGTCGGCTGGACATTTCTCGTAGTGGCCGCGTTCTCGCGCGACTTGGATGGGCGATATGCGAATAATCCGCTCCATGGTTGGTTCAATCAATTGTCAAGCGGCAAAGGAAATTGCTGCTCAAATGCTGACGGCATTACGGTTGAGGATGTCGATTGGACGGTACAGCGCGAAGGACAAATTTGTCAAAAAGTCGAAGGCGACGGTGCAGATTACGTCGGACATTATTGCGTTCGCCTTTTGCATGAATGGTGGTTAGTCCCAGATAAGGCTGTTATTACGGAGCCAAATAAAGCAGGCGGAACAGTTGTCTGGCCAGTGTACGCGACGATAAATAACAATGGCGTTCAAAGTCAAATCTTGCACGATATACGTTGTTTTCTTAGAGGCGTGGAGGGTTAAGGAAAGAGACCATGATCATTCCGACTGTCGCTGACCTTTATCACGGCAATTCCGTGAATTTCACGCAGGTCAAGGCGGCCGGGATCTTCGGCATCATTCACAAGGCACGGCAGGGCATTGGCTATGGTGACCCAGCGTATGCTTCGCGGATGGCCGCATGGAAGGGCCTGGGCGGCCTGTGGGGCGCTTACGACTTCAGCACTGGTGACAACGTGGCCGTCAACGTCGCCGGCTTCCTCGCCTTCGCCAAATTGGCTAGCGAGGATCTCGCGGCGCTTGATTTCGAGGACAACTCGCAGTCGGAGATGTCGGCGGACCAAGCTTACGAGTTCTTAGACCGAGTCAATCAGGCACGAGGAAGGGCTTGCATCATTTACGGCGGCAACCGAATACGCGAGCAGATTGATCCTCAGCAGGCGAAGTGGGTCGACATGGCGAAAATCACGCCGTTGTGGCAAGCCCGCTATATCGGATTGCAGCCAGCAGACAATGAAGAATTATTCAGATCGATCTCTCCAATACCGCCATGGACTTCGAACTTCCTGATCCAGTTTACCGGCGATGGCGTAGGGCCGCAGCCGCACAGTGTGCTAGGCCTAGAGAATGGCGCGGATTTGGATGCCTTCAATGGCGACAGACAGATGTTGATGCAAGCGTGGCCCGGTCCAGCAATTTCAGCGGCGGCGGCATGAACGATTACATCGCGCCCCCGTCGCCGCCTCGGTACGGTCGCCTGCTGGTCGCAATGGCCGTGATAGCTTTTGCCATCAGCCTGATCGTCAGTTTGGTGATTCGATGGATTTGACGATCCTTTGGTGCTTCATAGCTTTTTGGGTCTTCGGCTGGATCGGCAGTTTTCTGCTTGGCCGACCGGCGACCTATGGCGTGCGGACAATCCTTCTGTTAATTTGGCTCGCCTTCCTTTGGCCGCTGGCCGTGGGCATCTGGATCAAGGTCGGAGTCGATGAGGAGATTTTGTGATGGCTGCAACCGCTGCTGATTATGCTGCCGTTTCCGCCGCGCTCCAAGCGGTTCTGCAGTCCGACATCAACAATGAAGTTCCAGGATGGGCCGCGGGTTTTATCCCACCGGATCTCGCCGCCAATCTCTCGCCAGCATTAGCCAAGACGGCAGTGGATGTTCTCGACAAATTCCGCGCCACAGAGAAGGCGTGAGCGCCTCGTCCGCGCCCTCATCGGCTTCGGCATCGCCGCCGGGATGCTCGTGCTCTGGATGCTCATGCGCGGCTGAGATCCAAAAGCTTCAAGACCGTATCGAGGAGCTAGAAGCACTTCTCGGTTTGGTTTCCGAGGCCAAGTTCCGTCCCGCCGGCCTGACCAAGACTGAATGGCAATTCGTGAGTCTCGTACTCAAGCACAAGATCGTCTCGGAGGAGATCGCCTTCCGGGCGATTTATGCCGGACGCGCCGACGTCGACCATCCCGGCTCCAATATCATCCACCAGACTGCGTCAAGGACAGGTCGCAAGCTGGCCAAGGCTGGCATAAAACTGATGGTGCAGGCGCGCGAGGGATGGTATCTACTGCCAGAGGATAAGGCTCGGCTGCGGGCGCTGGTCGATGATGCCAATCGTGATTGACGCTGTTATCTTCGGGATTGGTTTCGGTGCCGGGGTTTGGTGGACGCGCCGCAAGCTACGTCTTCGTCGCGTCGCGATGGAAGGCTTACTATCACAGCTGCACGAAAGATTCGCCAAGGAGCCTTGCAATGCCAGTCATTGACCCGACAATCCGCTTCTGGATTAGCTTCGTCGTCACGGTCGCCATCGCGGTTTCACAGGGTACGCTCGCTCTAACTGGCGCGATCCCGGCAGGATGGGTGCCGATTGTCACTGCTTGGTGCGGAATTTTCGCAACCCTTGGATCCGCCTTTCTTACTGCGCTCAATGGCTCGGCGATGACCACGGCAAGCCGCGTCTCGAGCGCCGCAAATGATCCGAGCGTCACAAAGATTGAGGTTTCACCTGCTACTGCAGCTTCACTTGACCATGATAAGGTGGTCCCAAATAAATAGGAGTTTCTAATGCTTTCTCGTCGAGCTCTTCTTCTCACGACCGCTCCCGCTGCACTTGCTCTCGCCGGCTGCGCTTCCAGTGGCGGCACGACCACGTTCAACGTCGCTGCATTCGCACAGGCCATCCAAGCCGTATCAGACGAGCTCGGTTCGGTCCTGTCGGCACTACCGACTGGCACCATTGCTGCCGGCACGCTTTCGACCATCCAGACCATCATTGCCGACATTCAGTCCGTTGCTACGGGTGTCAGCAGTGTGGTCACGCCAGCGGCAGGCGCGAGCCTCCTGACTACTATCGAGAGTTACATCAACGAACTTGCGCCGATTGTCCTGCCACTCATCAGTGCTATCCCCGGCATTGGATCAGCGGCCTCAATCATCGGAATTGTCATCGCCGCTCTACCGGCCATCGAGGCAATGGTAGGGATGGTCACGGCGCTAATTCCGCAGGCTCAATCGCTCGCAAGTGCTGCCCCGGCCGCACCGACGACATCTGGCAAGTTCCGCGCTGCTTTCGGCCAGAACTCGCAATACTACCTCAACCTGCTGGTCCATCGCGCAAGCGGTCGCCTGCATCGCCGCTTCCGGTAGTCCGATGAAGCGAGGGCTGCTGTTCCCAACCGAGCCGCCCCGCCTTCGCTTCGGGGATTACCTCGTTCGCGCCAACTTGCCGGCCGTGCCCAAAGTATTCGGGCACGTCGGCGCAGATCAACCGCCCGTCGCTGGCGGCTGGGGTGGCTGCGGAAATTTCCAGGCGGGCGACTGTAGTATAGCCGGGGCATGTCACGAGACACAGACGTGGTTCTGGGCTACGCATCGGCCCATCCCTCCCTTCACCGACGCCTCCGGCATTGCGGACTATAGCCGCGCACTTGTGGCCCAAGGCGGGGCATCCTACGACCCGAACAACCCGGCGACCGATACCGGACTCGATCCGGTAGCCTTGGCGAGCTGGCGGCAAACCGTGGGCATCACGGACGCGGCGGGCGGCGTCCACAAGATCGGGCCTTTTGCCTCTATCGGCGACCTCGATCATCTCGACTTGGCGTGTTACCTTTTCGGGGCCGCCGCGATCTGCTGGCAGCTTCCCGATAATGCCGAGGCGCAATTCCGGGCAGAAGAGCCGTGGGATGATACCAGCGGCGCACCCGGAGCCGGCCATTACACCGCCTATGTCGGTCGGAACACTGCCGGGAATCGAATAATCGTGACATGGGGCAGATTACAAGCGGCTACCCCAGAGTACGTCGAAAAATATATGTACCCGGCTCCGTATGGTGGCATTTCATTTCTCAGCCAGGAATATCTGCTCGCGACGGGCAAATCGCCTGAAAGCATCAATTGGGCGCAACTCAATGCCTACATGGCGTCGCTATGAGCGACACAACACTCTCGCTCAATGACGATGAAGTCGGCATTTTGATAATGTGCTTCGATACAACATTGGAGCATATCCCAACGCTCCCGATCCCGGACGATCCATCAGCCGCCGCAGAGCAGAAGCAAAACATGGCACAGGCAATTGCCGCAATCGAAGCCCTGCGGACAAAAGTTTTGAATGCGCCACGAACATGAAAGCCGCCGTCTTCCTCGCCATCATTCCTCTGTTCGCTCTAGCGATGAGCGCGGCATCGTCGCATTCATCATTTCCGACCGTCAGCGAACTCGAGCGTCAATACGGCCTATTCCCTGGCGCGCAACTTCCAAAGCAGGTCGCCTCTCAAGTCGGCATCTTTGATGTGAAGTTCGTCAGGGCATCGCAGGGACCAAATGGCCACTACCTCGTCGAACTACAACTTGAGCCGCGGCGATGACGACCCGGCCGCGAGCCACTGTATCAGCGGTAGGCCGTCATTTCGGCGCGCTGACTTTGATGCTTACGGTTTTCGGCGGCGCGGTTCTCACTGGCGCGGTGACAACGATCGGATTCTATTACGTCACAAACTGGCGACTTGCCGCCAACGAAGAGGCGCTGAAAACGGAGAAGGCGGAACGAGAACAGCGGTTCCAGGATTTCGAGGCTAGACGCGCCAAGGCAGCGGAAGAAGCCAAGACGGCATTAGCCGAAGATAGAGCCAGCCGCGACAAGCTCCGCGAAGAATTTCTCAAGAATGCACAGGAGACGACGAGAGGTATCCTCAGCTTAGCCGCCGATGCCAAGGTACAGAATGAGCAAATCAAGATGTTCGACCGTCAACTCACGACCATCACCAACAAGCTAGATGAGACTTTGTCGCTCGCGCGTGGTCGTGGGCAGAGATAGTAATTCCAGCAACGGGACAATGACGCCATGCCATCCAAGCTTGACGACATCAGCCTCCTGCTCGGCGAGATTAAGGCTAAGATTGAAGGATTGGAGCGTCGCGCCGAAGATGACCGCCAAGAACGCGACCGCGAGCACAAAGAGAATCAAATCTCTGTTGGACGATTGTCGGCTATGTTGGATGATCGCGCGCGTCAGTTTACTGACTATCAGATCAAGACAGACGAGCGCCTGATGACCTTGGAATTATTGGGTCCAGTGGTTGCCGGTCTACAATTGACGAAAGCCAAATTGACAAGCTTGGCTGCCATAGGATTCGTGGTCTTGGTATCAGTCGGCTGGGTCTTGGAGGCTGGGCTGAAGTGGCTTGTCGAATGGGTCTTGTCTCACGTCAGATAACCTGCCATATTCCAACCCGCCCTGTTCTGGGCATTTTGTCCCCCCGACACAAACTTGGGGCCGCACCGAGCGGCCTCATTTTTTTGTCATGGTATCGTCACCTTATATCGGCTAAGTACCTGCGGACCAAACAAATAAAGGTTCTCAGATGATGACCTTCTTGTTTGCTAATGCGCGATGACGCAAAAACTTAGCGTTAATCGCGACCGGGCGTTATTTGAAATCGCGGAAGTCGAACAAGCCCTAGCAGTCGGGCATCCTCCCCCAGGCATCTTTCTTGGCCGCGACATTCAAGGTGCCGTTCGTGTAGTTGCGGAGCGCCTGAATCTTTCTCAGCATACTCTAAGCAATCGCGTCGGGACGCCAGAACGTCCCGGCACCTATCACAAGTATTTTGGTCTTTCAGTCGATTGGACCAAATACAAGCCACCGTCACCATCAGAGCCGAATCCATGGCCGGCTGCTCCTAATGCTCCTAGCGTTAGCGAGCCTCTCGACCAAATAGAACGACGCCGGTACGCCGATGAAAATGCCAAGCTAAAAGCCGACCTCACCGCAGCACATCGTCAGATAGTCGAACTACAGAATGTCCGCGAAAACTACATGGGCCTGATGGCGATGCCGCCGACGCCGGTATCGTTTCCGAGCCGGAGCGAAGGAGCAGGACAAGCTGAGACAGTGGTGTTGTTTCTTTCTGATTTGCAGTGGGGCGAGCATGTTTTTTTAGATGCAATGGATGGTCTAAATTCATTCAATCTAGCGATTGCTCGCAATCGACTCGGGCGATGGGCCAATATAGTCTGCGACCTCTGCACCAAACACTGGGTTGGGCCGCCGCCGGACAGAATCATATTGATACTTGGCGGAGATTTGTTGTCTGGGGCTATATTTCTTGAGCTTCAGAAAACCGATGAGATCAAGCCATTGCCAGCTGCGCGGGACGTAGCCGACCATCTCATCACGGCGATTAATCTCATCAAGGAAACTGTTAATTGTCCAATCGATATTATTTCACTTAGCGGCAATCATGGCCGGACTTCGCAAAAGCCGGAATCAAAAGAAGCCGCTTCAACAAGTATGGATGTGCTGGTTTCGGATTTCCTAGAATTAACGTTGCGCGGCAAGGAAGGAATCACGTTCTTTGTTCCAGCTTCTCCAGATGCCCTATTCTCAGTTTATGGCTGGCGTCTGGTAGCTTCGCATGGAGATAAAACAGGCTCTAAAGGTGGTCACGGTTTCATCGGGCCTGCAGCAGCGGCCGCCCGCGCTTTAAAACGCATGACTCTAGATTACGCCGCGCGTGGCATTCATTTGGACTTGATATTGCTCGCGCACTGGCACACGGCACTCCAGCTTGAGGAAGGATTCGTTAACGGCTGTTTGCCTGGTCCGACCGAATATTCCCGCGATGGCCGGTTCAGACCAACGCCCGCCGTTCAACTTTTCTTTACCATGCATCCACGGCACAAAATCGCGCAAATCCGCTGGATTGAGGTCGGCGATCCATCGGAAGGCTCGCTTTACGAGCCGCCGCCGGTTGATCGGCCCCTCCGCCCGCGGTTCCGGGTAAAGGCTGTCACGGAGCAGATATGACCGCCGTGATAACATCCACCCTATGCGCAAAAGGCGAAAGGCGAATTGGCTTGTGCGCCAGCGGCGTAAGCCGTCCAGGCGGCGATTCCTAATGCCCGATGATTCGGAAATTGAGGATGAGTTCGAAATCGACGTCGAGGGCATCAATGGATGCTACGGGGGCGATGAACCCGAGCAAGGGTCTTAAATTCAAGTTAGTCTACATGCGAGAGCGCACTCCGCACAGCCCAGCTGAATTAGTCATCGGCAATGAGGCCGGCGAGTGCATGATCGTTATTTTGAGCAGGAGGCAATTGAAGAATCTGGCTCTGGATTCAAGCCGGAAAGCATTAAATGGTTCCATTAAAAAGGATATTCAGATCAAGTCTCTTTGATGGGCATGCTTACTATTGGCGTGCGCCGTTGCCCGGCAGGTAGATAAGCTTGAAATAATTCCACACGCCTGACGGAACTATTTCTCCAAATTAGGGATCGGCCACCCCAATTGCTTCTCATGTTCGGCGCGATGCGGCTCTGCGGCTTCGCGAAACCGTCGCTGCATATCCGGTTTAGCATCACTAGCGAGCCCTGCGAGCACTGCACGCTGCGCTAGTCCGACGATCACTCGCATGTCGTCATCGACAAAAGTGCAGTTAAAACCAAGCCCTTCCTTTGCCCAGCGACGGCAAGCCTCAACCGCGCCAATCCAAACATCCTGATCGGTATTTGATGCAATCTCAATCATCGGGCCTATTTCTCCAAATCGCCATATCGTTCGGCGGCAGCATGTTTCGCAATTGCATTCCCGGCTCTTAGTTGAGCCGTGACAACTTCATGAGCGAGTTGCCGAGAGGCGTCGTCTGGGGGGAGTTCTCGCAAATCAATCATCCGATTGCGCCATCCATGCCAGAATGCGCGCCCTCTATTTTCTCCCGGCTCCGGGTCGCCCCGCTCGGCGGATATATAACCTTCCAAAATCTCGGAAGGCTCAAGGGTATCTAAATCCGCCTTTGTTCTCACAGGCTCAAATGGCACGGGCCTAATTTGCCTTTCTGCTACTCGCCGCAACGGCGGCGTCCATAGCGGCAGTCACATTGCGGATCACGGCTTCGCGTTCGTCCTCGGTGCAGGCTGACTGCGCGATGATCGGGAGCGTCAGCAAAGAGTATAGAGCGCGCTCAGTGGTCGATAGCGGATATGCCGGATCGCGCGAAATCTCGATCAGGTGATTTTTCAGATCGTCGGAGTCGAGCACCGGAAAACTTGCCATCGGTCCTATTTCTCCAAATCGATATGCGGCTCTTTGAGGGCTGCCGCGACGGTCGCCATCGCACCATCGTCCGGCAAGCCAAAAGCTCGCGTCACGTTGACATAAACGATTGCCAAAACGGTAATTGCATCTTTGCTGTCTGGCAGCACGTCTATCACCTTTAAGCCGATCTCGCGTAACTGCTCGACTTTCATGGGCGCTCTCCTTCAAACTGCTATACGCGCGGCAAGGGCAGCTTTAAGATGGTCAACTTCGCGCTCGAACTTTCCCCAGGGCATCTTGTCGAGTACGGTATCAAGCCATTCTTCGGCTTCGCCTCGTTGTGCCGGCAAATTGAATCCGGCGGCGATCAGGTATTGGTCCTTGGCCTGTTTTCGTTGGCCCTCTGTTTGCCCCCAATTTTGGATGCCAAAATTGAGGAAATGCTTTGCGATATGATTAGGCGCAGGCATGGGCGTTCTCTGCTATCTGCCGAGCGGCGCGAGCGCGTCAAGAAATTCTTGGAAGATATCGGCGACTTCCTCCAAGGCGTTGCACGCTTCCGTAAGGCGATCGTTCACGTCGTCATCCTCTTTCGCGACGTTCGCGGCCAGCATTCGCAGATCGCGTATACGCTGTTGCAATGATGGCGGCGGCATCGGGCCTTTACCTCGTTCCTGCTAGAGCATGAAGAATGCCTTCGCCTGCGTCCGTCAATTTCCATTTGATAGCCGTATGCGGCATTGCGATTGAACCAACTCCGTGCGTAGCACTCACTAATCCTTTGAGAGCTAAAGAATTAAGAACTCCCATGTGGAGCCCTGGATAAGAACCGCGCGGCCCATTCTTTAGAGCAAGAAGATGTTCGCATTGTTTTGGCGATAGTTTCATGGGCCTACTTCTCCAAAAGCGCATCCATCAATTGCGCCGGGGTTAGAGTTACGGTTCTGTCGCCTTCCGTGAAGGTAAAATCCTTAAATGTTCGAAGATCAAATGTCATGCTCATCGGCTCTAAAGCGATGCTCGCCGCTGTCCCATTCGATTGCCATAAATTTTGTTTTGTGGCTTCTTGGGCTACAGCTCCGCGAGACATAAAGCCTACGATGGCTCCCACGGCGGCGATGGTTCCTTGTCTGCGGGTCATAGGCCTATTTTTCCAGGTTGCTATAACGAGTGCGCCACTCCAGTAGATTGCTATTCCCGGCTGGACTAACATGCACTGGATTTTTGACCATCATCTCATCAAGAATTGCTTGCATCGCCTCGATCCGGTCGGCCGCTTCATTGTAAAGGGCGACTGAGCGCACGAATGTTTTCGTAAAGCCGGCGCGGTCAGCCGACTCTCTCTGCTCTTTAGCTGCCGCTCTCAGCCGCTCCACAAAACTCACGGGCGTTTACCTCGTTCCTGCTAGGGTGCGAACGTGGTCGTCTCGCATGCTGTCAATGCTGATCCTCACGACCGGACTGCATTTCTCGCACCACGTAAACAGTCGTCCGAATTGCTCAATACCGCGAACAATGCCGCCGCATTCGCACTTGCAGATGCGACGGTCTTTCTTCTCTTTCGCCACGGGCGTTTAGTGACTTTCGTCACCCCTCTATGTAAGCGTCAAGTTCTCGATCAAGATTATCGAGAGCGTCGCGCACATCTTTCATTTCACGCTGCACCCAGACGATATTCGTTTCGCGCTGTTCGGGGGGCAGTTCTGGATTGGCGCTCTCCCAACCCCACCGCAAGGACTTTCCCAGTGCGGCCTGCAATTCGCCGAGTTCTTCAATCGCTTTGCCGCGAGCAAAGTCTAAGCCTGGGCGCATATAGCGGGGATCAGTCATCGGCGATCTCTATGGTGTGAAAAATCTAATCTCGCCTTGACGGCTTGTCAATAATGCCATACGACTTTCTGACAGAAAATATTCGGTCAGGAAATGGTAGAAATCCGGTTTGTCGGCTATGCCCGCGTCTCTACCCAGGAACAGAACCTCGATTTGCAGCTCGACGCGCTCCGCAAATTCGGCGTGTTCGAGGACAATCTGCATTTCGACAAGGCATCCGGCACCAGCAAGAAGCGCCCCGGGCTTAAGGACGCTCTTATGGACTGCCGGGACGGTGACACCCTGGTTGTTTGGAAACTCGACCGGCTTACGCGATCGCCGCCTCAGCTATACGCGCTGCTCGATCAGCTCAAAGCCAAGGGCGTCGGGCTCGTTAGCCTCACGGAAATGCTCGACACCAAATCCGCAGTTGGGCGGCTTGTCATGGGCATAACTACCGCCGTCTCCGCCTTCGAGCGCGACCTTATCGCCGAGCGGACCAAGGCTGGCCTCGACGCGATCAGGGCAAAACTCAAGGATGGCGAGAAGTGGGAATGGGGCCGCAAGCGGATCATGACCGACGCGAAGATCGCGCGTGCCGGTAAACTACTCAACAGCGGCAAGACCGGCCCGCAGGTTGCAGAGCAGTTCCAAGTCTCGGCGGCGAGCATATATGCTTTCTGGCGTTGGGATACGCAAAAGCAAAAATGGGTCCGAAAGGATTCATAGATGAGGAGCGCGTCCCAATGACGATCATCGGTCCATTTCTTCGGCTGTATCCGACGACGAGCGCCTGTCACCAGCAATGGCGTTATTGCTTCATTTGGCTTGACGGGCATGGCCGAGAAATTGCCATCGAGTGGCATTAGCAGAGAAGGAGACTGATATGGTGAGGTGTCCATGGGCACTTGTTCGATTGCCAGAAACTTATGAGGAAATTTTTATGCGTGCTTTAGCGCGTCGAGGAGATCCAAAGCGTGGTTGAGAAAAATATCACTCTTAAGGACTGCGACGCCGAGCGAGCCGAAATGCTTTATCGTGAAATCGGCAAAGTACGTTGCTGGCTTTCTGGTTTCCAAGCTGGACGGACACTGCCGGGACAATTGGAAGTTGGGATCCCCGGTGAGGATGCTTTGCGACAAATTCAGATCATTCTCAGAGACTCGATTGGCCGGTAAATCAAGGCAACAGAGAAGGAGCGGCCGTGACCGACATTTCGAATTGGGCGCAGTTCATTCATACTGCGGGTCAGTATAGCGAATATACGATGGTGCCGCTGAACGAGTATCAGATGGGCAACCTGATCGACGCTATTGCACAAGTCAAAGACACTGGCGACTGGTACGGAGAGTTCTGCGACATCGTAGCTGCCGCGATGCGTGCCCGAGGCATCAAAGAATTGGGAAGTAACAACGGCAGAACTTTCACGCTCGAACAGATCGGGCGTCGGGAAGTCTCGCTAGAGAAATAGGAGCGACCGATGGCTTTAACGCCCTGCGTTGGCATGTGGTACATGAAGCGCGATAGTTCGGCGGTCGCCGGCTTGTGCGTTCATGTCCTCCCATCAGGAGATCAAGCGATCTTGGCGCTGCCTAATCGGGACGGCAAAGCCGTCGAGCAAATTTTCAACCGCGAGGATATCAAAGGTCCGATGCGAGAGTTGCCGGGAATGGGTTCGTTTTAAAGGAG